TTTAAGAATGGTGCAAACCACCTTTTAAATTTAGATGATTTAGTAACTGCAAGTTATATGCAATACAATAAAGGAACTACAATAGTATTGCCAATAAATGCAGAATCAGCAACTAATGTAACATTCAAATTAAATGGATCCAATGTGCAAAGTACTGCAATCACAGATAATGGAAACACAAACCAAAAAATACAATACATAACATATTCTGGCACTGCTGATAGAATTGATATTGCTGGGAATGTAGGTGATACAATTATAACACTTGAAGAAGTAGAAGAATGCAAATACACACCTATTAAAATAACATTCATAAATAAGAATGGAGCATTACAAGATTTATGGTTCTTTAAAAAGTCATTAGAAAACATGAATGTAACTAAAAGTGAATTCAATAGGAATTTATTAGATAGGGT